GAAATAAGTATATGATTCGACCCTGTATTACTTGCGTCGTCTTGGTTGAATATATACGTTCTTCCTCTTTTCAGATTCAAAAACTCAGGTGATGATCCATTGAATGTAAACTGACCACCCGCAATAGTAACTGTATAAGTTTCTGTACCTGCAGTGTTTACAATCGGTCTAGCACCTTGTAACTCAGCAGTGGTTCTTAATCTATAACTAGAAGTTTCCCTTGCTGCTGTGCCAGAAGAATTATATCCCCATGGTCCGTATATTGGATATCCATCAAAGGACATCCCAATAATCTTGGAGTGACCATCAGTATGTCTAGAATAATCTAATGTTCCTGCTGCTGCAGTACCATAAAAATCCTCGACATAGTATGTATTCATATTAACGTCATCATCATCGTCAGTTGAGGTATCCAAGATCATATAACCTTCATCGCCAGAATATCCTGACATATAACGATGATTACCACAATAATAATAGATTTTTTGTGTCTCATCAGCGTTCATTATGAATATTGGTCTTAATGAATTTTCATAATCTGCAGCATGAGCAGGAGGAGAAGTAACAGTGAAACTATTACCTTGTCCTGTATGATAATGACACCAATAATACATTGTTGAAGGCGTACTGGTAGGTACAGTCCATGTAACTGTGCGACTTGTAGCAGCATTAAATCCACTAACATACGCTGCCATAGAAACAACAATACCATCTAACTTATAAGTAACACCATTCATATAATGACCGTGACCACCATGATCTCCACCAGGTCCAGTACTAAACATTAATGGATGATTTGCTCCACCATATACTTCGTTACTATTATCTGACTGATCAAAGATATAAGTTGAACCTCTCACTAGAGCATAGTTGGCAGGTTTTTCAACGCCATCAAAATAATATACACCCGTAGATTGTCCTGCAACACTATCTACACCTATCGTTACTGCAATATTAACAGTAGATGTAGTAGTAGAAGAACCTGTACTATTGTAATATAATGTTCCGCCATTTAGTGTACCATCAGCAGTTGTAGAGAACTGCATAGGATGTGAACTATTTGAACTATCTGCTTGATCCCATATTATGAGGTAGTTTTTCTTAACTTTAATATTTTCTGGAGCAAGGTAGTATTGACCTGGCGTAAAATTACCAAACTCTGATGCATCAGCACCAAACTCGATATAAAACAGACCATTAGGGAAAGTGATAGGATCACTTGCCACTCGAAACTTAAATCCATTTGAACCTAGACATAAATCTTGATCTTGAAAAGCACCACCACTCGTGTCTCTCAAGTATACTCTAGTTATAACATTTAAATTATTTCTAACAACCTTCGCAATAGTTCCTCTTGCAGTCCCTGCCACCTCATCTACTATTCTACCTACTTCTACATTACCTAGAGTTTCATCTACAGAATCAACTAGTAACATTACATTATCAAGTTCAGTCTTAACAGTCCATGTAAACTGTTCTTGAAGTCCCCATTCAAATACACCATTTGTAAGTTTGAACTCTTCTAGAGTTTTACTTGTATGATAGTAATATACTTGATTATCTAATATTGCATCATATAGGTTTGTATTTTTGATGTAGTTGTATTTTATAACATCAATAGGTAAGTTTGTAGGTGCACCACCTGCTGTACCCCAGTCAGCAGTGTGTAATAGACCACCGTTTGCTAATATACCAACTGCCTGATTAGTTGAAAACTGTCTTGTACCTGGATTTGGAACATCTTTACCACCACGAAATACAAACTCTTGATTAAAAGTTCTATCAAGAATTGTAGTTGCTCCACCTGGTTGATACTCAGTTGGAAATATTTGAGATGGTTTAGGGTGATTATCAGATACTATTGTTAATCTGTCAGTCTTTACTGTACCAGATGTAGCAAATGAATCTACTACGTTTGGTGTTTCTTGCTCAGGAATGATCTGCAAACGTAACGGATCATATCCTCTTCCTCTATTTAAAACTCTTACATGGATTATCTGTCCTGCACCATCATCAATGATTGGATATAATAATGCCTCTACATCAGGTGTACCACATCCAGTCACAGTAAGTCTAGGTGGATCAGATTGATTATAACCTGATCCTCCATTTAATACTTTTACAGCACGAACTCCAAATACTTCATCAAAGATTGGTTCAATGACTGCGCCTGATCCTGGAACGTCTCTTGCCATTTAGTTATGATACTACATTAATAGTTCCTTGCATTGCAGCATGGAGTGTACACTGATAATAAAGAGTTGATGGAGCATCAAAAGGTACAGTCCAATATAAGATTGAACTTATACTACCAGTTTGTCCTGTGGTATATGGTGTGCCAGATAAACCCTGTGTTGATTGAATTCTAAATGGGTGTCCACCTCCTTCAACACTATTGTCAAATGCATAAGTAAATCCTCTATGCACATATAATGTTGGGTCACGGTTTTCCCCTGCAGGAAGACCAGGTCCACTGATTAGGAAGTCGTTACTAGCATTCTCTACAGGTGCACCTATCTCATACCATATGATTGGTCCAGTTGTAGGAGTAGGAATCCATTCAGATCCTGACCAATACAACATATCACCTTGAGTTAGACCTGATGTATTTGTATCAGTTAGAGCAGCAAGTGTTGTTGTCAAAGTTCCAGAGAAGTTCACCGTTACAGTGTCTCCAGAAACTGCAGTAGTAATATTGGTACCACCTGCAATAGTCAGTGTATCTGTTTGACTGTTAGCAGTTGTAGATCCTGTGTCACCTGCAACAGATGCGAATACATTTATACTACCAATACCTGCAGCATCATCAGCAGGTAACCATTTGCCACTAGATGTGTTCCATTTTAAAACTTGATCATTATTAGGAGGTGTTGTAGTTGTATCAACATCAGATAGCATGTTAACACTAGATCTCTCAGTCAATAGTTTTACTTGAGAGTTACCTACACCACCTGCAGTGATATTCATATTTACATATGGATTATCATCACCACTGACTGTAAAGAAGTAACCTCTATAAGTTCCAACTGCAGGTGCTCCTGCTAGTGTGCTATATTCATTATCGTATGTTATTGATGTTGGGAATATAATTGTTCCACTTTCTGCAGCGTTTGGTGCTGCCTTTGTACCTTTGAATATTGATGTTACGCCACCTGCTGATAATGTTAAATCTCCTGATCCATTTGTTGCTACCGCTATATTACCGTTACTTGAAGAAACTATAGAGTTTCCATTTACATCTAATGCTGCAGTCAGGTTAGTGTAATCCGATGGTAAAAAGTTGGCACCGTTATATCTTAATACTTGCCCTACAGCAGGGTTTGTGGTATCGACAGTAAGTGTCGTACCATTTCCTAGGGCAGAATATATTTCATTAAAGTTGTCATTGACCTTATCGCCTCCGACTCTTAGGGTATCACCCGTGTTGTCGTTAGCAGCAGATCCAAGACCTATCGTTTGCTTGGCCATCGCTGATACAATTTTTAGTTATTTATGGGGTTTCGGGGTCTACCAACTCCTCTCCGTAAGTTGATATATCTGGAGCAGTCCAGTCATCAGGTACGGTAGTCTCAACATTGATAGCAGGATTTTGGTATCCAGTACCACTTGCACTGAGTTCAACACCTGCAACACCAACTAGTGCACGGATGTTTCCATCAAATCCTGAGATGGAGTCTATTCTAACAGTTGGTCTAGTTGTGTATCCAGAACCACCGTTAGTAACTTGAACCTGATCAATAAATCCAGATGTCAAGACTGCAGTTGCAGTTGCTTTCTGACCAAATACAGATCCAAGATAATCAAATGTGATTAGAGAGTTTGATGATTCAATAACAGCAACTTCTCTATCTGATGTTTCACCTTGTATATCAATAAAGTCACCTGGTTCGATTGGAGGTACAACTTCAGCAGCGTCAACGTCTGCTTCAGAACCAACATATGAGAAGGCAACAAATGTTGATCCAAATCTAGGAACTTCAGAGAAGATGATTCTAGAACCAACAATCTCAAAACCAACGCCAGGTTCTTGGATAACACCGTTGAGTGAACAAATAATATTGTTCTCAGGTCTTATCACACTAGACTGTACACCTTCAGTCAATGTCAAGGAGTAGAACACATCATTACGTTTCAAGTTGAATGACTGTCTCAAGGAGTCAAACTCGAATGAGATATCATCTAACTGTCTTAGTTTACCAATATAGAATCCAGTAAATGATGCACCCAAATCTGGTGGTTCAGTAAACTGAATCTGGTTGGAGAACGCTGTATATGCGTTACTTGCACCTGGTGGTTGTAATATACCATTAATGAATATTAAGAGGTGTCCTGCGGGATCTGGGAGGTATGTAGTACCGTTTGTAATAGTGAGTGGGAAGTTTGTTGTAGTTCCATCAAATCCTTTAAATGATCTCTTAACTCTTGCCTTAAGATCAACTTGTGAGAATATAACAGCACCGTATGAATCAGGTCCTTTGATAGCATCTCTGACACCAAATGATCCTGTAACATCACTTAAGTATAGACGCTTGTTAATACCATCAACACGAACGTCTTGTACAAGAGCAGCACCTGCACCTGCAGTTGTAACTATAGTTGATATAGTAGCATATCCAACTGGGAATGATGCTGCTAAACCATAATCACCAACAGTATCACCATTAGTAAATGTTCCTTGATACTCAATCATGTAGATATAGTTGTTTGCAATGTCTACATCAGTAATGATACCGTATGTGGCAGAATCTTGAACACCAGATACAACCTTATAAAGTCTATTACCAACTGAGAAGTTGTTAAGACCACTAATAATATTAATACCAAATCTCTTATATCCTCTTGATGCAATTCTATCACCAACACCAATATCAAGACCTGCATACTTACTTACCACGATGTATTGTCTAGAGGACTCTGGATATACAACAGCAGTAGTTTCAAATGTTCCTAGTAGTGATTCAGTATCAACAGTAAGTTTACCACCTGTATTATCGGTAACTGCTGCTTGTGCTTTCAAGAATGATGTTGGTTGTGCAGTTGCACCAGATGTATAACCCTTAAATGGAATGTCAGCAACAAAGTCACCCTTAAGATCAATGATATGAACACGAGTTTCAATAGCACTAATCTGAGCAGTAGTAGAGTTAGTTGCACCAACAACGTTATCTGATATTGCCCAAGGACCTGCAGTCACCTTAACATCAAGATACTTAAAGTTCTCATCTTCAAAGAATCCGTAAACAACACCAGTTACAGATGGAGCACCCTGTTTAGCAACAACTTCATTCATTGTGTAAGGACCATCTGTGATGTTACCGTCTATTCTAAATCTTGAATAAACTTGAACAACTAAACCTTGATTTAAAGTTATATTCTCAATCTCAGCATATGAGTTACTCAATAAACCATAAACATAATCAGCATTATTTGCTCCACCCTTGATAGCAACTGGTATAGTTCTTCCAGTTGTGAATACCTTGGTTGGAAGTTGTATATTTCTATTTGTTGTGAGTTGTATATACGCTGTATCATCTGTAAACTGAGTTCTGATAATACCTATTAAGTATCTGACGACTGCAGCAACAGAATCTTTAGTGTAGTCTGATGCAGCAGTGCTACTATAGAATGAATAGAAACCAGAGTTTGTAGCAGGAGATGTGAGTGTGCCATCAAGAGATGCCAACATATATGTTTCTAGCAAGTCAAGAATAAAGTTCTTAGTGTTAAATCCAGTATCAGCGTAGAATAATTTACCACTCTGTGCTTGATATGGATCAAGATCATTCTTAGTAAGTTTAGCACCCCAAACAAGAATACCAGTAGAACCATCACCAGTCCAAACACTACTTCCACTTCCACTCTTAATAATGAACTTAGATCTTAGAGTTGTAAATCCAAAGGAGAATCTTGCAGTAATAAAGCATCTAAACCAACCGTTTCCAAGAGGTATTGCACCAAATGCTTGAGCAGTAATACCACCTTGAGGTGTAAAGACTGTGCTTGTTGTGCCAGTTGTAAGATTAAGATCAAAGAATACATTCTGTTCACCTGCGCCACCTGGATCAAGTTGCATTTGGAATCTAATTCCTTGTGATCCAGATTCCTTAACAAATGCTGAGAATGTAAATGTTTGAGTTTCATCTAATCCAACAGCACCAGTATCGAATGTTTCTGTGTTATTATCGAATGTAGTTGTACCAGAGTCAAATGTCTCAAACGCAGTTAGACTGTAATCTCTATTAATTTCATGTTGACCATTCTGACCATTATTAGGTGTTACATCTTCTGCAGTTTGCGTTTCATCAGGAGCAAGAGTTGAAACGTTATCTGTTATTGTTACATTAGTTGTAGGTGTCCAGTTGACTGCATATGCTTCTGGATTTGTCCAGAGGTTTGTACCTGCAACCTGACCTGCAACTGTAGATGTTATTGTTCTAGCATTAGCAAGAGTTCTTGTATTTCCAACATTAAGATACCAAGTATACGCAGAACCAACTCCACCACTAGAAATAGTAGCAGTTGCACCAGATGTCTTACCTGTCAATGTATTACCTGCAACCCATGCAGTCCCTGTAAACGGACCTACAACGAAGAGGTTAGTATCAGGATCAAACTCTAATACAGATGCATATCCTCCAACATTAGACCTAACAACTTCTCCAACTTGGAAATCAGTTGCACTTACACTTTGAATAGTGATTTGATATGCAGTTGTATTATCTCTAATATTTGTTGTTTGAAGATCGTGTATAACATCCTCAACGATATCAGTTACAAATGAATCATAAGTCCATGAACCTGCACCAAACTGAGCAAGAGTTTGTGTTTGTATTTCTTGTAGATAGTAGTTCTGATTATAAAGAATATTCTTAGAAGCACTTCTACCAACCTTTCTAGCAGGTGAAAGTATATTGACTGCAAACTCTATTAATTCTTTCCATCTATTTTTAACTGATATGGCATCACTTAATGATAATGCATCACGAACTCCAGTTCTCTGTGTATGTAATGCACTGTACGCACCTGCTGTGCCACCAGTGTTTTCATTAGTTCCATATAGTAAATTATCTATTGCTTTTAATCCAATAGTTTCAAGTTGTTCAACACCATAAACAGTCGCAAGTAATATTTGTTCAACTCCATTAGTGGTATAGTTGTATTCTAAAGCAGAAGTAAGGAACTTCTCAATCTCTAAAATAATACTATCATTACCACCAGTTTGTAAGTCAGATATTCCACCAATGATTATATCTTCAAGAGATTGTTGGAATGCTGATTCACCTAACGCACCACCTGGAAACTGGAATGCTTGGAACTGTACATTGTTCAACAGATATGTAAACTCTGTGGACATTAGACCAGTTATCTCTTCTCTAATATACTCTCTGTTGAAATATAATCTGTCAGCAGCAGTATTGAAATCAGCAGGGGTCGGAGCAATAATATCATTGAGTAATGCAATAAGAGTATCGATTGCAGTCTTGACATTGGCACATCCACCTGCATCATTTGTTATACCCCAATCACCAACAATAATACCATCAGTATTATCATAAGTTAGATCTCCTGTAACTGCTTGTTTAGCATAGAATGCTAGTCTTTCATGTGCATAAGCAGACTGATGAACCTGTAAACGGATATAACGTAACTCACTATTGTTACCGATGTAGAAACCTACAGCAGTAAGTATTCCATCATTACCACCATCTTCAATATCTTGTGCCAATCCATCCAATATTAATCCTAAGTCAGTCTTACAACGTAATGTACCATCTGTAGATGTACCATTAGCATTTCTAGGCATATCCAATGCAAGAGCAGGATATCTTTGTAACATATCATATGCTGCCTTATCAACGATAACTCTTCTATTTGCACGAATTAAGTTAGCAGCATCACGGAATCTACCACGAGCATCAGTGTCTATTTGATTTGTGTATATTACATCATTTGTACCATTATGATAATCAACTGTTAATGGAACTTCAGAGAACGCATTTATTGTTGCACCAACAAACTCATATGCAGGTTCTGATTTAGTTACAGTTGCAAGATGATCTACAGCAGGTGACTGAGATGCAAATGTTAATGTATCAGTAATGATATCAAATAGGTTTGCTACTGTTGATTGTACATCTTGACAATCTTGTGTTGAGTACTCAGATTTTGTTATGCCATTAGTTATCGCACTAGAGAATGTGTGACTGTATTGATCATCAGCAGAAGACTTGCCGACGTTGATCGTGAACGTGTCGTTCG